GAGCCTGTGCATTCTACATGGTACAATAGTATTACAAAACGCGATGAAAAGTTGAGTGAGCGACAACTTTGCATGCTTAGTAGTGAGTGAGGCTAGTGCGTTGTTATAAAAAAATTGATTTTTTTTACATTTATTTTTTACATTTATTTATAGTTATAAAAACAACTATGTCAAGCATTTTATCAAGCGACCACGTTTCATTTTCGGTCGCAAGAGAGAGATTGCGTGAGTTTTTTGAGAAGTTCGTTTCGTCCAAGCGACTATACTGTATAAATCCTAACTGTATCAAGGAAACAGAAATGGCAGTACTACACATATGGGAGGCTCGCTCAAAAACATACAAACACACTGAGCGGCAACCAGCGTTGAATGAAACAATAATGTGGGTTAGTGGAAAAGAATATAGTTTTAGGTCTCATTATTGTTGCGAGTGCTTCAAGAAATATGTTTTGGTGGGAAACAATAAGAATGCCTCTCATCGCTATTGGACTTCTTATGACAGACGTCAACAAAATGTACACGTGATTTTTAATAGTGCACCATACCCATCTTCAACATCTTATTATGGAACAGGCACTGTGCAACCACTCACCAAGTTTCAAATTAAAATGCTTGGTTAGTCTTATTAAAAAAATTGATTATATTTTTTTTTTCGCATTTACTTATAGTATCAACTAAACAATCAAAGCTTTAAAAATGATGAATGTAAGCAACATCTGCGACTTACCAAGCGTCTGCGACTTACCAAGCGACATTATACTACTCATTATTAAACAACTCGGCAATTATGAATACACAATTGGTCTAAATATTACTTGTAAGTCATTGTCTAAGTTAATTTCAAAATTTGCTGTAACAAAGGAGATGTTTGCTGTGTTGTTTAGCAGATTTAATCCATATGAGTTAATGAGCTACAATCCACATCGTAAGTATATGGCAAGATGTGTAAATGAGCGTTGTAAAGAGGAAACCCATAATACGTGTGAATACATATGGGAGGCTCATAATGGGCTTGGTTATGTACACGGAAAACAAGATGCACAAAACACAAATTTAATGGTAATTAATAAGAAAAAATTCTGGTTTCGCTCTCCTTATTGTTGTGAATGCTTTAAAAGGCATGTTTTAGTAGGAAACAACAAAAAGGTTGCGCAACATTACGGAAGTTATTGTTATGGAATACAACAAGTAGTTGTAACCTTTAACACAACACAACCCTCTAGTTGGTATGATTGTGCTAGAGATTGGTATGGACCATTAAATGAGAGACAATTGCGCCTTTTAAATGGTTATTATGAGCCGTCTTATAGAGAGTGCCCTCTATAACAGCATTAAATGCTATAACAACATTTTTATAGATGTTGTTATACTTTTTAAAAATTGATTTCTTTTTTTTGTCATTTATTTATAGCCCGGACAAAAAGAGAGAAGAGCAACAAGAGAGAAGCGAAAAGAGCGAATAGCAATGATGATGTGCCAAGCTTGCGAGCTCAACATTTGCGACTTGCCAAGCGAGCTCATATCACTCATTGTTGACCGCCTTGGAGACAAAGACTATCTCGTGAGCTTCAAGGAGACGTGTATGTTGTTTAGCAAATGTGTGAGCCAGTTTTACATTGCGGGGCAGATGGTGGCGGCACACTATGGAGTGTTTACTGAGCGCTATGTTGACAAGCGCTTTGAATTCCAGCATGTGATGGGTGACTGTGCAAACGCAAACTGCTACTACGATACTGAAGCTGTGTGTGAATATGTATGGAATTATGGACACAGACGCTACAATCATCGCATTCAAAAACCCATGCAATCAACAACAATGTTTGTCAATGGAAAAGAGTATCCTGTCAAGCATCATTATTGTGCTGAGTGCTTTGTGAAGTATGTTTTAGTTGGGTCAAATCCAAATGCGTCACGGCACTATGGGGACTATACTAGCGATGGAGACAAGCAAGTAAATGTGACCTTCAACGCTGAACATACACCTTCAACGTGGATACATTACCAAACAGGAACAAAGGAACCATTGTTACAGTGGCAAGTAGATGCTATGAATGGTAAGTTTTCATAGCATATACTTGTGTTGTGTTATGTTGTGTTTTTAGTGTATTTTCTCTTTTACTTTTCCTATTTTTTGTTTTTTAGTGCTACATACTAACTATTCAACCAATTTAAAACCGTCTTGTATAATATTATAGTTAAACCCCCAATCATCTATTGTTTGTGGCGTTATACATCCATTTTTAAACGCCTCATTGTAATTCCAATAATGTTGCGGCTCAAGTATCCATTGTTGGCTATTTAAATCGACCAATCCAGAAGCATCAAAATCAAATAATTTATAAACTCCATCTACTGATTTTGCCATGTTATCAAACTTCCAATCTACATACATAATTCCTAAGCCTTGTAAATAAGTTTTCACATTTTCCATTACTTCTTGTATTTCAATTAGATCATTATAGCTTGTTGGTTCTAACCCAACATAACATGACGCCGATTTTTCAGTGCATAATTGCTCCATAGTAATATAATCATCAGTTACATCATAATAAGTAACAATATTTGGATGAGGATGCTCCATTAATATTTTAATAATGGTTCTTTCAACCTTATTTGAATATGCGTGGCTTTTAGTGAGCGGGGGACCATATTTTCTAAAAAAAGTAAGCCCGTTGTAAGTTTCGTCTGTTTTTGATGTGCTGTCACTATTCATATTATAAATAGTAGATTGTTCCATTATTTTCTCAGTTTCTTAGTGGTCTTGTTTTTTAATAATAACTGTGCTATATCTTTAAATAGTTTATGTTTATTCTTCTTGCTGGACTTGAGGACCATCTTTTTCTTACAACTGAAGCCGTTTATTTTTAAGTGTTTTTTTTGTAACACGCTATAAATACATATACCAATAGCCCGGCTTTCTGGATTATTTGCATTTGGAACTTTTTTAATACAGCTACATAGTTTTTTAGCAATTATGTGCTCGGCTAATTTCTTAAGATGGCTAGTTGTCGTTTTTTTAAAAGGCACATTGTAATAATCCAAAATTTTTATATAGTCTGCTTTAGTTAAATCCATTATATATATATAATTTTATTAATTTTTTTGTTTATCATTAATTTATCATTTTTTTATTTCATTTTTTTATATCATTTTTTTATATCATTTTTTTATATCATTTTTTTTATATTATATGATTAAAATTATATAATTATATAATATATAATGAATATTAAAAAACTCTTTAGTTATACATTGAAAGTATCTATAATTGTTCAATTTGCAACATTAGCAATTTCATTATTGGTAATTACAAAAAAAACACCACCCGAATATGTTATAATAAAGGACTTGTTTTTTTTTGAATTATTTGTAGAAATGGTTGAAGTCACATTTTATATTTGGTTAGTTTATAATTATAAGAAGCTAAGCAATATGACACCAAACAGGTATAGGGATTGGGTTATAACTACACCAACTATGCTTATAACACTAATTTCATATTTAATATTTTTAGAGGCAAAGGTTACAAAACAAACAGGCAATTTGAGATTGACCTCTGTATTAAAAGACAATTATAAAACGCTAGTTCCAATATTGAGCTTAAATTGGATGATGCTCTTATTTGGGTATTTAGGTGAAATAAAGGTTATTCCAATAGTTTACAGTGTACTATTAGGGTTTATACCCTTTTTAATTTATTATTATATGATTTTTAAAAATTATGTAGCTAAAAATACATCAACGTCAGGATTAACTATATTTATGTACTTTTTCTTTTTCTGGTCGCTATATGGAGTTGCTGCGTTTATGCCGTATTATATTAAAAATATAATATATAATATATTAGACCTATTTGCTAAAAATTTCTTCGGAATATTCTTGGTCTATATTATTTATACGGGTAATTATTAGTTAGTAAGTAACAAACTATTTATAAATAGTTGCATTAGTAGCAGTAGTAGCAATATTGGCAATACTACTTATTCCAGTGCTAATTAATTCTGTTGTTTTATTTTGTAAATACTTCTCAATTGACCCAATTAGTGCAGTTGATAACAATAGAAATATGCCAGATGAAAATACTAATCGTCTATCAAATTCTCCAAAATCTCGCCCTTTATATGTAATAGGATTATACCTTATAACTAGCAAGATTCCTATATATATTTGTAAAAATGTTCTCAAATAGTGCAAGTATCTCGGCGCAAAACCTCCTATTCCTAATAATACAATTATATATAATACAAAACTTATGTTTATCAAATATAAAAATACTAACTCACTGAATTTTCTATTTTTATACATATTATTAATAATTAACAATATTATTAATAATTAACAATATTATTAATAATTAATAATATTATTAATAATTAACAATATTATTAATAATTAACGTTAATTCATAAAGTTTCATAAAATATTCAAAAATTTTAAAATTCTTGCACAACTTTTGCAAGACCATATATCATAACAAATTTTTAAACAATCAGCAAAAAAACAAAGCCGAAGGCTCATAAACTTTGCAAATCTCTCTTTTTACAGAATTTATATTTATAAAATTTTTTTGATTTTGGACATTTATAAATGTCCATTTTTAAATTAGGCAAGCCTTTATAGGTTTTTTTAAAACAAAATCAGGGATTTTTCAGTTTTAGACCATAAAGCTTTTATAAAATTTCTAAGTGTGCAAAAAAAGTCCTTACCATACATTTTTTAGGCCTTTTTTTGATTTTTTTGCGCGTTTTTTATAAGTATAAAATACTTATAAAATACTTATAAAATACTTATAAAAAACGCGCAAAAACGCGCAACTTTTTACGCACTCGAAATTTTGTTATCATAACAGCTCTCAATTATTTTTTTATGCAGTTTTTTTTGAGAGCATATTTTAAAATACTTATAAAAGCGCTTTTTTAGCGAAAAGGATTTAAGGATTTTTTATAACTATATAATAATTGTATATGATTAATAAAGGTGTGAAAAGTTTATATTTATATGAATGTAAATGCTGTAACTATAATACATATAAAAAAGGGGATTATGGACGACATATACAAACAGGAAAACATAAAAATAATGAGCTACTTATAAATATTAGTGAAAAAACGTGTGCAAAATCTTATATATGTGAATGTGGCAAAAGTTATAAACATAACCAGAGCTTATATACTCATAAAAAAAAATGCGCTTTTGTGAATTTAGAAATAAGTAATAGTGGTGAAAATGTTAATATTAATGAAACTAGCGTTAGCGCTAGCGACATTAACAATACTATGATAATGAAGCTATTTACAGAAAATAACGATATTAAGAACTTGCTAATCATTCAGCAACAACAAATAATGGAGCAACAGAAACAATTAGGAGAACAACAAAAGCAATTAATAGAATTTGTTCCAAAGCTAGGCAATATTACAAATAATAACACACATATAAAACAGAATTTTAATATTAATGTTTTTCTTAATGAACGGTGTAAAAATGCAATAAATATGAACGATTTTATAAAACAAATAAAATTAACATTGGAAGACTTGGATTTAACAAAAAATAAAGGTTTAGAAATAGGACTAAGTAACGCTATTATACAAACAATAAGTAAATTGTCGCTTTTTGAGAGACCGCTACATTGCACCGATCCGAAACGTGAAACTTTATACATAAAAGACAATGATTTATGGGAAAAAGATAGCGATAAAACAAAAATAAAAGGGGCTTTACATAACTTAAATAAAGCACATTTTAAGCTGATTCAAGATTGGATTGCAAAAAACCCCGACTTTAAAGAAAATGACGCAAAGCAAGACTATTTTGCATATTTATTGAAAACCTGCTCAGTTAATTTAAAAACTATTGATGATAAAATAATCAAGAAAATATGCGCATCTAATAATTTAAAAACAAATTTAAAAGAGTTCGAAAATATTAATTATGATTAATCGACCAAATAATAATATACATTTATATTAGTTTAATATAAATATGGGTTATGATGGCATCAATGGAAGATTAGGAATGCTATCGAGACCTAAAGATAGATTGCAAGTTAATACAAATAAAGTTGTTAAACCAAATCAAGTTGGTTATTCAAAACTATCTACCCTTCGTAAAAATATTATAAAATCATTTAGAGACACTGTTAGTACAAAATACGCCAATAAAGTAACAACAGCTTATACAGATAATACAAAAGAAGCTGTGAAATTACCACCTGAAATAACGTTCAAAAATATAGTGATAGCTCTACTCGCAGCTATATATCGTTTTTTTAAGTTTATTGGTAAAATATTTAGGTATTTATTTTTACTGTTAAGATTAAAAGAACAAAAATTCAGTACTACAAAACAAGATGTAAAAGATATTAAAAAAACTTTTGAAGGTGGTGCTGGTGCAGGTGCAGGTGCATCAGGAGTTAGATGGCCTAAAGCTCTTTTTGCTCTTTCCATATTTCCTAATGTATTTACAGTTATTCTTGTAATATGCTTAATCATTTTACTGGTATGGGTAATAATACAGACATTTATTAGATGGATTACATTTGATTATGTTAAATTACCAGATATACCAATTGCAGTTGACAGAAAAATAACACAAATAGCATACTCCATTTTTTTTGTAATTTTAAGTTGTTATTTGATGTTTTATTTATTACTTGATTATTTGCTTAATATTAAAGATGAATTAGATATTATTCAAATATTAAAACAATTTATAGCATCAGCATATATATTATGGCCTATTGCTGGGTTGATAATAGGTTCTGCAATAGCAAAAGCATTTTATAAAATGGCTTGTAAAGGTGCAAAAACAAATATATTAAATTTTGCTAAAATAGTAGAGTCAACTGCTCTATTTATATTTGGTATAGTCCTAGCAATTAAAATAGTATTGCTTATACGCCCGTTAACAAAGATGTTGAAATCAGGGCCTAAAATCGTTACTACTATGCTCGATTATGTATCTAGTAAATTATCAATAATTATGAAAGCTATTGTAATTTATATATTATTACGAATGGTAACACTATTTATAGAAGATGTTATTTCAAATAATATAGTATTTTTTGTTTCTAAATTAAGTAAAAACATTGAACCCCCGCCTGGAAACTGTAATGCAGAAGAAAAAAAACTAAAAAAACAAAGTGAAATAGGTGCAGTAATGATAAAAGTCTATAGGTATATAGCTATGATATTAATATTAATATTAATTGTTTTTATTGTTGTTATTCAATGTCCTCATCCTTGGATGGGGAGTTTCATTAATTTAAATAATAGTATAGGTTTGATGATTAAAAGAATGTTAAATGTACTTACAAAATATATAGGCGAAAATGATTTTGGTAAAAACAATGTAAATAAAGACCGAAAAGGAGTAGGAAGTTTATTAAATACATTAGGACAAGGACTAGGACAAGCACAAGGACAAGGGCAAGGAGTAGGTGAAGGACTAGGACTAGGACAAGGAGTAGGTGAAGGACTAGGACTAGGACAAGGAGTAGGTGAAGGACTAGGACTAGGACAAGGAGTAGGTGAAGGACTAGGACTAGGACAAGGAGTAGGTGAAGGACTAGAAGAAGGAGTAGGTCAAGGAAAAGGAGAAGGAGTAGGTCAAGGAAAAGGAGAAGGAGTAGGTGAAGGAAAAGTAATAAAAGAAAAAATAGGAGAAGAAAAAATTGAGATAGTAAAGAAACCTACACTAATATCTAGAATAAAAGGAGTAGGGGCCAGACTTGTAAATGAATTTGATAAAATGGCAGAGACGAACGCGTTAACACTCACAAACAATAAAAGAAATGAAAATATTAGATATGGAGATATTACTGAACAAGATATAGCACCAAAAGTTAGTGAAAACGATAAAAGACGAGAAGCCGTTGAACGAAGAAGTCTTAGTGAGCGGGTCTCTGGATTTGGACACCAAGCAGAGGCCGAAGCATGGCTTAAACCAACACAAGCACCGGAAACAGCACCAGCACAATCAGCACCAGCACAATCAGCACCAGCACAATCAGCACCAGCACAATCAGCACCATCAACGGGAGAAGTAACAGGAACAAAAAACGAACGCGGTACCACTCCTGCTCATCAAACTCATCATCCTAATGACACACCAACTATAGAAGAAGTATTGGAAAGAAGGCACTTTCCAAATTCAAAAAAAGTCGCTAGAATTTAAGACATATAACCCACGACTCCTAAAATTTTTATAATATGTTAAAGTAAAATAAAAATTTTAGAATTAAAATGAAGACCCAAATACTCCTCCTAAAGCGCCGTTGGCAGCCATTGGTTCCATAGACTCCATAAATGCATTTTGCATTGCCTGTCCTTGAAAATTCATTCCTCCTCCATTATTAATCATATTTGGCAGCGAATCAATCATAGATATATTGTTTTGTGCAGGCAATTGGTTAGCTCTTGGAGCCATTAAAGTATTATCTAATGTATCAGCCCTGCTAACCTGATGAATTCCAGGTGTGGGAATAGTTTGATTTATTTTAGCATTACCGTGATTGCTTGCTCCCACGTGTGGACTTTTACCGCTCCACATTTCCATTACTCTATTATACAAAATATTGATTTTGGCTCCTAACTTTGTTTGCATAGTAAAAATTAAAATCAATGTAGGAATAATGAAACTTACTTCATTAAATTTAGAATATGGCACCTTGCTATATGTTGGAAAATAACGAGTAATTTTATCAATAAAAAAGATTGCAATAAACAATATACCTAATTGAATAATGATTTCAAATAATATTTCTAAGTTAGCTTTTTTGTCATTGTCTTCTGGAATATATTCTTTTACAAGTTTTAATAATATTACAACGGGGATTAAAGCAATAATTAAATACTGTAACATATTAAATAGTACTGCTTTATTATCGCTATCAAAGTTAAAAACATAATAAAAGAAACCAGAAGGACTTAATCTATTGCTAGTTCCGCCACTCATAAAATTCTGATTTGGAGTTTCCATAAATATTATTATATATATAAATTAAAAAAATAATATTATTTTTAAATAATGTTATTTTTTATATAATGTTATTTCTAAATAACATAAAACAATTAAATATATAACTTAATATGTTAATTATTTAAATTTAAATTGTGTCTATAAACATATAAAAACATATAAAAATAATTATATATGGATTGTTACTCATATAAAGTAATAAATAATAGTGAAACCCCTCTTCTAAAAAATGTTGATGTTGTTCTTATATTAGCAATGGAAGACAGCACTAGATTTAAAGAAGACCCATTTTTATTAAATCTTGCCAAGCAAACAATAATTCAATATAATAAGGGATTTAAAAAGTGTAACAAACCTTCAACAATTAAAACGCCAAAAGAAGATATTGTTCACGCTTATTATACAGCTTTTGAATATTTAAAAGAATATAATAATGTAATAATATTAGAAGATGATGCAGTGGTAGTAAATAAAGACACCTTAGTTTATGAAAAAATCGATGCATTTATTGCCACAACAGATTTTGATATTTTCACTTTTGGTTCGTTTGGATTATTTTCAAACTATAATGAAGATTTTTTGAAACTAGACCGCTATTTTTTTGGTTCATTACAAGCAATTATATATTCGCGTAATACAAGAACTAAATTAATTGAAGACATTAGTTCGTCTAATTTTAATAAAGGGCATATGGATATTACATATATAGGGGCTTTAACTAAAAAATTTACATATAAATATCCACTAATTGTTCAGTTATTTCCTAAAACTGAAAATAAAACTTTGTGGTTTTCTAATGTTTTTCTTTTGGCTATTACTAATTTTTTAATAACATTATTTAGATTAGATAATAGCGTAGATAGTTGGTTTTTATATTATTTTATATTTAGAAATTATATTTATATAATAACATTAATAATAGTATTAATATTAATACTTAGCATGTTTTATTTTAACATTAATAAGGTGAAATTAGTTAAAAATATTATTGTTTAATATGTTTAATATAAAATAATAAATTTTCAAATGGAGGCTAATAAAGAGGAACAAAAAACAGAAACAATTAGCGAAAACACTAACAAAGACATTAGCGAAAACACTAACAAAGACACTAACAAAGACACTAACAAAGACACTAACAAAGACACTAACAAAGACACTAACATAGACACTAACAAAGACACTAACATAGACACTAACATAGACACTAACAAAGACACTAAAGAAACAAAAATAGAAAAAACAGGCAGCTATTCATATATTCAAATGATTATAGATGCTCACAAATTAATATGTATGCAAGTAGTTAGTATATTACTCATATCATTATTATATGTAAATTGTTATGATAATAATATGTATGATTTTGTAATATATTTTTGTTTTGGTATACTTATATCAATATTATTTATTGCATCATTAATACTTATAAAAAAATTCAATATAATTTCAAAGGAACAACACTATAAAATATATTCCCCATATGTATTAGATTTTTGTAAGAAATATATAATAGATATTAGTGGCGAAAATATAGCTTTTTATTACGCTATAATAAGTTGTTCAATCCATTTAATATTTTCTATAATCGCATTATTATATGTTAAAAAATATATTAAAACATGCAAAAAAACCAATAATGCTTTACTAATTTCATTTATATTATTTATTATTTATGGATATGTAAACGTATATGTTAATGATATTTTTAAGATATATACACAGTCATTAGAATTAACAAATAGAGAATATGTTATATCACTGTCTTCCTTAACATTAACATATAGTGGCTTATTATATTACTTTGAAACTATTAAAAATGAAAAGACTAAATTAATAAATAAATTAATTAATAAATGAATGTTATTTAAATATAAGTTATCATATATTAGTATAACCTAAATAGTTAATAGCTAAATGCTAAAACGGTGTTGTGAGGCAAATAAGTATAGACATAACAAATATAATGAAGAAAATCAATATTTAAATTTATTAGATGATATTTTGTCTACACAAAATAATCAAGAAGGTAGAAATGGAAACACATTGTCTATTTTCGGTTCAACAATGCATTTTTCTTTAGAGCATAATAAAATTCCTATTATGACTACAAAAAAAGTCGCGTGGAAGACGTGTTTGCGTGAACTATTATGGTTTATTAAAGGAGATACAAACAATAAGCATTTAAAAGAGAAAAATGTGCATATATGGGATGAAAATGGCTCACGTCGATTTTTAGATGGGCGTGGTCTAACTAAGTTTATGGAAGACGATTTAGGTCCTATTTACGGATTTCAATGGCGTCATTACAATGCAAAATATACTGATTGCACTAGCGATTATAGCAATAAAGGCATTGACCAGCTTAAAGAAGTAATTGAGTGTTTAAAAGATCCAGAAAAACGAAATTCTAGAAGAATGATTATTACTGCGTGGAATCCTTGTCAGCTAGATATTATGGCACTACCTCCGTGTCATATTTTTATGCAATTTAATGTAACAAATAATAATAAATTAAGTTGTGCTATGTATCAACGCTCTAATGATGAGGCGTGTGGAACGTGTTTCAATATTGCGTCATATTGTTTTTTAACGCATTTATTAGCAAAGCATTGTGACCTTGAGCCTTATGAATTTTTGTATTATAAGGGTAATTGTCATATTTATGAGGAACATATTGACAACATTAAAATACAGTTACAACGAGAACCTTATGAGTTTCCAACTTTAGAAATTATAAATAAACGTGAGCATATTGAAGATTATGTAGAAACCGATTTTGTAGTTAGTAATTATAAGCACCACGAGGCTATTAAATATATTATGAAAGCATAATATACAAAATAAGCAAATATAGAAAATAAGCAAATATACAAAATAAGCAAATATACAAAATAAGCAAATATACAAAATAAGCAAATATAAATAATAAGCAAATAATAATATAATAATTAATATTATATTATTTATTAATAATATGGTTTAAAAAATAGACATTAGTATATTGTAAATATGTCAACATCTGCTTTAGCATCAGCGCGAAGAAGGCGAGCAACAAGTGAAAATTCAGCAGCAACAAACCCTATTATTAATAATAGAGTAGTTCAACAACCTCAGCAACCCCAAAAAGACATTGTGCGCGAACAAAATCAAACATTAACACCGCTACAAATATTACAAATTCACGATATAAAGATTAAAGAATTAGAAACATTAATCACTGAATTTACAGACGAAGACCTACTAACAAAATTTATAGATGATAAACTAGAGAGTGCGGGTCATTCTAAAAGCAACGACACTAAGAGCAACGACACTAAGAGCAACGACACAACGAGAGAAAGCGGTGGTTCTAATATGCCATCTTTAGCTTTATATGATGAAAAATTATTAATGCAGGAAAAAAG